CATCACACATGATGTTACGTACAATTGCTTTAAGCGATCAGGTTTCTTATCCTTGGTTTGCTCCAGCTGGTACACGTCGTGGCGGTATTACTAACGCAACAGCAGTTGGTTACATTGATGCAGACAGCGGCGAATTCCAGTCAGTTGCATTGAATGAAGGTCAACGTGATACATTGTATGATCAGAAGATTAACCCAATTCCATTCTTTGTTGGAGTAGGTTTAGTTGCATACGGTCAGAAGACTCGTGCAAGAAATGCTAGCGCATTAGATCGTATTAACGTAGCTCGTTTAGTTGTATATCTACGTAGCCAGTTGAACAAACTAGCTCGTCCATACATCTTCGAACCAAACGACAAGATCACACGTGATGAGATCAAGGGTGCTGTAGAAAGTCTATTACTAGAGTTGGTAGGTTTAAGAGCGTTGTACGACTTTGCAGTTGTATGCGATGAGTCTAACAACACTAACTCTAGAATTGATCGTAATGAATTGTATGTAGACATTGCGATTGAACCAACTAAAGCAGTTGAATTCATCTACATTCCATTGCGTATCAAGAATACAGGAGAGATTTAAAAATGGCATTAACCTCATTAAATAGGATTTCAGTTCCGCCAGCAGGCGGTAACTCGGGTACTGCTCTGCTAATGCCTAAGCTCAAGTATCGCTTTAGAGTGGTACTTTTAGGCTTTGGTGTTGAAGCTAGTACTGAACTAACTAAGCAAGTTGCTGACGTTAAGCGTCCAGTTGTAACTTTCGAAGAAATGGCCATTGACATTTACAACTCGAAAGTAAAGCTAGCTGGAAAGCCTGCTTGGGAAGATATTACTATCAACCTAAGAGATGACGCTAACGGTCAAATCCAGCGTTTAGTCGGACAGCAAATCCAGAAGCAATTTGACTTCATGGAACAAGCTTCTGCACGTTCTGGTATTGACTATAAATTCCAAACTAACATTGAAGTGTTAGACGGTGGTAACGGTGCTTTAGAGCCAAGCGTACTAGAAAAGTGGGAACTATACGGCTGCTTCTTAAAGAGTGCAGACTACGGTGAAGCTAACTACGGTACAAACGAGCCAATGACTGTTGCATTATCAATCACATACGATAACGCAGTTCAATTTGCTGGTGCTAACGGTACTGGTATTGAGCGTGGTGTTGGTGCATTGGTTGGTAGAACAATCGGCGAAGCAGTAACAGGCCGCAGTTAATTACAAAAGTAATTCAAAAGAACCCAAGTTTAACTTGGGTTTTTTTGTGACATAAATATTATATGGCAGATAAATTCACAAGATTCCTCAGCGGCGTAGGTAGCGGATTAACAAACCCCAAGGGCGGTGTAGCCGATTGGCGCCACGCTTCAAAGATATTCTTACCTAACTATTACAGACTTGCTCCTAGAACCAAGTTTATGTTCTATGTCAGGTTTGAAATTGACAAATCTGTTTTAACGTCAAATGTCTTTACTAACAGACACGCCGACGAAGTTGGGTACTTAATCAAAAGTACTGATTTACCAAAATATAAATTTGATTCAGTAACCAAGAATCAATACAACAGAAAACACATCATTTACAAGAACTTTCAATATGAAGGCTTGTCTATGACATTTAGAGACGATAGTGCGGGCATTATGAATGCTATGTGGGCATTATACATGAGCACTTACGTACAAGATAGATTAAATCCAGAGCTAGCATTCTCTAAAACTAACCTAAGGCAGTCGGGTGAAAGTAGAGATGCATTTAGATACGGTTTAGATAAGGCAGGAAAGTCAGCGGACTTCTTTAAATCTATTAGTATCTATACAATGAGTCGTCGTAGATTTGTTGGATATACCTTGGTTAATCCTAAAATCACAAACTGGTCACACGGCGGAGTTGATTATTCAGCTAGTGACTTCAACGAAATGACAATGGGCGTTGAGTACGAATCTGTGGTTTATTCAGCAGGTGAAGTTAAACAAGGCACGCCGAAGGGATTTGCAACTCTTTATTATGACAGTGTGCCTAGCCCGTTAACTGTTGCTGGCGGCGGCGTTGCTAACGTGTTCGGCGAGGGCGGCGTTCTAGACGGCGTTGAAAGTGTATTCGGTGACATTGCTAGCGGTGCAGCATTTGATAGTGTCGGTGGATTCTTAGGAACAGCAATTAAAGCAGTTAATACAGCTAAAAATATCGGTAAATTGAGTGGTGCAGGAATTAGGGCAGAACTTACAGGATTAATTACTAGTCCGGCAGCAGTTTCTGGAATTGTAAATACAGTCGGCGGTATTGTTGGAGCAGCATTCCCTAAAAACAATGGTGGCAATTCAAACACTGAAGCTACCCAAAAAACTCTAGTACCAGGATCGGGACCATAATATGTCTACCAATTTGCCAACCCCACCTGTAGAAGATAGTGGCGCTGCTACTAAGTTATTCTTCGATACCTACGGAAAAGATCCGTTGCAATTTAATGCCAACGAAGTCGATGCAGCAATTGGATTCTTTACCTCTCGAGGATTTGATTCAGACGCTGCTTCTGCTACAGCAGCAGTTTTGTTAAAACAAGCTAAGACCGATGCCGTCCCGGTTTTTAAGCTGCTAGATACCCTTAAAATGCTTACAGGCATACAACTAAGTGCATTGGTAGGCGAGATTCTTAACAACAACCGAAGCCCTATCAGCACGTTAGGCTTTAGATTGGTTAGTGTTGAGAAAGAAAACCAAACTAGAAACATATTTGCATAATGGCAAAATTCGCACAGGGTAGATTTGAAATGAAAAACCCCGACAAATATGTTGGGAAAAAAATACCACTGGCTAGGAGTAGTTGGGAATTTGTTTTTATGCGAATGCTCGATGAACATCCGGGTGTGCAAAATTGGGCAAGTGAAAGTATACAGATCCCCTACAGGGATCCATTAACAGGAAAGTATACAATTTACGTTCCGGATTTTTTTATTACGTATGTAGACAAAAACGGTAGCAAACACGCAGAAGTTGTAGAAGTAAAACCAGCCAATCAAACGTTTATCGAACAAGTAGGTAAGAGTCAATTTAATCAAGCCCAGTACATCAAGAACATGGCAAAATGGGAAGCAGCTAACGCCTGGTGCAAACAACAAGGTGTTAGATTTCGAGTAATCAACGAAGGTGATATTTTTCATCAGGGCTCAAAACGTAGATAAGTAAACGTATGACTAAAAAACTTGAAGAATTGTTCAATTTGGACGATAAGCCCAAAAAAGAAGAAGCTCCTAAACCAGCAATCAAGCCTGCTAGAGAAACCGACGAGTTAGATGCAAGTTACGAAGCTGTTGAAGCTATTACTAAATCATTACCACAAATTCAAGAGCTAGACAACTTAGATGAAGTTGAACTAGACAACCTAGCCAGCAAAGCAGAAGAAGCCTACGATAACCTAATGGATCTAGGCATGAATGTTGAAGTTCGATATAGCGGCCGCATTTTTGAAGTTGCGGGCACTATGCTAGGACACGCAATTACAGCAAAATCCAATAAAATCGAAAAGAAGCTCAAAGCTATCGACATACAGCTTAAAAAGTACAAGATAGATAAAGATAACAACGAAGATCCAAACGATGTCTTAAACGGACAAGGATACATTGTTACAGACCGCAATGAGTTACTTAAGAGATTGGGCAAAAAAGAATAAATATACGTATGAAAACTTTTAAAGAATATCTCACCGAAAGTAAAAAAGTCTATAACTTTAAGATTAAAGTAGCGGGTGAACTACCGGAATCTTTCCAGGAAAACCTAAAGGCAAGTTTAGGCCGTTGTGGCGTTTCTAAATTAGAAAAAGTTGCAACAACACCTATTCAAGCAAATCCTTTAGATTTCCCAAATCACACAAATGCTGAAGTTAGCATTTTTGAAGTAGTATGCGATTATCCTGTAACTGCTCCAGAAATTGCTACTGATGTTAAAGCATTAGGATTAGACGAAGACTGTTTTAGAGTTAGAGGTCTCGGCGAAGATCTTGAACTTGAAATTTCAACAATGGATCCTAGTGGCGATGTGTTGCTAACTGATGCTCAATATAAAGAAGCACCTAATGCTAAACACAAAGAATATTTTGGTGCAGATTTTAACAAAAGTTTCTTAAAAGATTTAAGTAAAGCAGCTAAGGCTCGTGCAAAAGAAAACGAGCAAGGCGAATATAAACTGCCTAAGGGCAAAATTGACAAAGCAGGCACCAAGAGTGCCCTAGGGAGTTAAACAATGGATTTCAATCAATTAATGGCAAAAATGCGTGAGCTTGATACACCCGTACAATCTCAGCAAGCAGCAGTTCAAGAATGTGGCGACCCAATGATGGGCACCCCTCCAATGCCAGGCATGGCTATGCAACAACAGCAACCGCCTGCACATCCTAGCATGAGTGTTAACTTAAATGCTCAAGGAATGGACAATATCGAAAGTTTACTAAAGTTAATGACTAAAGTAAATCCAGACATGATTAATCAACCAGGTGGTACTGATGCAACATTACCTGTAATTACTGGTCCTGGTCCAAGCATTAGTTCTATTAAACCAGAACTTCCTCCATTGAAAATGCTTCCCGACTTTGATAAAGAACCAGAAGGTGATCACGATGAGCCAGATGCAGACAACTTCGGTGGTCCTAGCGACAACGATGCTGACAACATGCCACCAGTTGGTGACCTAGATCACGATGAGCCAGATGCAGACAACTTTGGTGGTCCTAGCGACGGTGATTCAGACAACAGTGTTGACATGATCCAGAAGTCAATGGGCGACAATGACGGTGATGGTGATCATGAT